TACAGACAAAAACTTTGTTGAGGAATTGCTTGGTTGTCAAATGATATGTGAATGGTTGAGTCCTATACTTAGGACTACTACTTTACTTAATCAAATGATTACTAATAGTAAAGAACAGAAATACTATTCACAATCAGCTCACATTAGTGAACTTCGTGGAATATTAGAAGATGCCGAAAACAAAGTAAGATCAATGCTAAGGGATAAGGGTTATATTTGGAACCCTTATTTAGGCAACGTCTAATGTATCCACATAAGTATGGCGAGTTTGCAGATATGCAAATCTCGGAAATAAAGGAAGTGTTACGTAAGAGAATATTCTTCTTGCTACTTGTAGCGGAAGATTTGGAAACTAAAGAAAAGTTTCCGGAAGTAAATCTAGAACAAGCTAATACTACTCTACTTTGGCGAATATCCGGTCTTAATGAATTACTCGGAGAACCACCAGAGTTAGTAACGGTACTTAGTTTGTTAGAAGAAGCCAAAAATAGTATAACCGAAAACTTTGATTTTGCTAAGTATCGTAAACTGATACTTGATGCTGGTGCTGAGATTATGAAAATCCAAAGTGCAAAAAATGCACCTCAAGATTAGGAGGTGTTGCGCTATGAATTTTAATGATTACAAACGTAGTCTTAGTGTTGGTGGTGTTCATACTAATGGACAACGTCACAGTTATGAGGCTCAAGATATTATTGAGCATACTTGGTATGATGATCCAGCTAGTATGATAGCGTATTTTTATGATTACGAACATGATGATGAAAAAGGCAAAAATACTAATCTTCATCCAGAATGTTCTAAAACAAAAATACCGGTAGAAATAAAATATATTTTATCAGCATATAAGTCGTTAAATAAGGATGAAGTTGATCTTCGTATTATGTTTAAACCATCTTACGAATGTACTATACCTTATTATAAAGAGAAATTTTCAGATGTGGTATCCAGTGTATTTCCTACGGGATTATATTGTGATATCAAAAATGAAAAGGGTGTATGGAATAGATGGCTTGTGGTTGCGACTGCAAGTTTGTATAATAATGACTTTCCAACATGGGCGATTCTTCCTTGTGGATATAAATTTCAATGGATGTACAAGGGTAAGCAAATGGAAATGTGGGGAGTAGAACAAAGTCAGAATTCGTATAATTCTGGAGTTTGGTTTTCATACAAGACGGAAGTAGTTGAAAATCAGACTAAGGCTATTCTTCCATATAATGATATAACAAAAACTCTCTTTTATAATACTCGTACTATAATAAGTGCTGATCTTCCGGAGCCAATAACATGGCGTACTACAAAAGTAGAGGGATTAGCTCATAAAGGTAATATAATGTTCACATTCGCACAAGATGTTTTTGACCAAAATCATGATTATATAGAACGTGATGAAAACGGAAAGCTTCTCGGAATGTGGGCGGATTACTACAAAGAATCTAATCTCCCATCCGAAGATACTACTACCCCATCTTCAGAAGATTACGGTACCTATGCTGAAATTACTTATGCTGGTACAGAACCACATATCAAAGTCAATGGTTCTTATAAAAAAATAATTCTTACCTATTATAATTCCAACGAAATATTAAAAGATCAAACTCCGGGCGAATGGTCATATTGGATCGATGATATAAATGTTGGGGAATTGATTAAAGTTATAGAAAGTGATTCTCCTAATATAATTAAAATAAAATTCTTAGGAGATGAAAATTACTTAGGTAAGGTATTAACAATTAAAAATATACGAGATGATATAGTTGGAACTCTTCAACTTCAAATCGTTAGTCTATAAGGAGGTGGAGTATGCAAGAAAGAAAGCGCAAGCTCTTACCTGAGCAGAAACAATATCTTATAGATTTAATGAAAAAGCCAAATGAAGATGATATTAGATATAAAGAAATCATAAAGCAACAGCTTTTAGATGATGACATTCTTATATGGCTTTTAAATAATAAAAAACTTGAAGATGCTGAATCCGAGAATGATGAGTATTTTGGAGTAAATATTCGTCCAGAATATATTATTCCAGAGACACAAACCGATGTGCAAAATTTTATATGTTATGAGGTTTCATTTGATGATAACGCTAGATATAATCCAGCAATCAAATATCAAGAAATCATTTTTTATATTTTGTGTCATGAGGCTAATGGTATTGTCGAAGAAATCGGAGCAGCTCGAAAAGATTTAATTGCGGGAATAATTATAGATAAATTCAATGGTTCTAATATTTTTGGAAATGAATTAAAACTCGTATCTGATAAACCAAGTGTTACGGATAATTCATATTCTACTCGTACTCTTGTGTTTGAACAAAAGACAACAAATTCACTAACTAGGGCTGACGGACGAACTTTTAATCTGAGGCGTTAATTGTGGCTGAAATAGATAAATTAAAGATACTAAGAGGTAAGCCGATTAAGATTAGTGATTTGTTGACCATATATCAACCAACTATTGATCAGATTACAGATGCAGGAGAAGAAAAATTTACCAACACAATATGGTTAATGTGTTCTTGTGCATGGGATATGCCAAGTACTTTTGCAGATGCTGGCATAGATTTTATGTCTGTATCGGATTGGCAATTTTTCATTCAAATCACACATAGTTTTAATGTTGAAGATACTAGGTTGATATTTGGAGATTTAGACTTTTCAAAATTAACTCCAATGAATTATAAGGAAAACAAAGACGATACTGAAGGTCAGATTGTACTTGTTAATTTAGAACCACTAACAATAAATGGTGTAAAATATGAACCCGCGCAATATATTTTTACTGAACAATTGTATCAAGAAATGATACCTTATGTTAGAGAAATGATTGGCTTTCAACATAAAGGTAGGAAAGCCGCTAATAAAGCAACCGCTAAAATACTTATCTTGGATGATAGACGACAACGTGCTAGGCACAAAAATGATAAATACGAATCAATGTTTCATAATGGAATTATATCTTTAGTTAATACTGAAGAATTTCCATATACATATGAAACTGCCTATTCTCTTACATTATATCAATTTACTAAATCCCTTATTCAAATTCAAGGTAAAAAACAAGCTTGTGCTATGTTTCAAGGAAGTATGTCGGGATTTGTCGATACATCCAAAATTCCATCTAGCAATTTTCAGTGGATGTATAGTGATGATAAGTATAATAAACGTGGTGGTAAAACACTTAAAGATTCTCTCTCGGTTAATGGAGAGAGCTTGAATATAAAGCCTATGAATGAAGACGCTACAAAAAAGTAGTGTCTTTTTTAATTTTTAGAAAAGGAGAATAGAATTATGGCTATTACAAGTTTTGATAATCTTGTTATTGATAGAGTCGTAGACGGATGGTTTGAGTCTAAGTCAACTGGCGATATCCTCGCAGTTCTTGATCAGATTTCTAATTTCTCAATCAATACAACTTCCGAGACAAAAGATAAGACAGATGCTCAGGGAGCACTTCTTAAGAGATACTTTACATCGAAGTCTGTTGAGGTTTCTGGAGAGAATGCTACATTCTCACTTAACCTTTTCGCACTTCAGAATGGTGGTACATCTAAGGTAACTGGTACTGATGTAATAATGCCAAGAATATTCCTCGCAGATAAGGGAACAGGAATTGTTGAACTTCCAGAAGCACCAATTGCGGGAACACTCAAGGTTTATGGTACAACAGACAATGGTAATGTTGATGTTGAGAAGAAGTATGTACCAGCCGAAGGTGAGGATCCTCAGCCAGAAGCAGGTAAATATGTACTCTCAGGAACAACTCTTAAGCTTCCTACAGATGTAACAAATACTGTACAGATTAAGTATGAGCGTAAAGTGGGTCAAGATATCGTTGCTGCAAGAGTTAATGTACAGGGCGATAAGTTCCCTAAGGAGTGCAAGGCTACATTTAGAGTACTTTGTTCAGACCTTTGTGAGTCTGAAGAGGTTCTTGCTCTTTACATTGTATTCGAGAAGTTCCAGATGAGTCCGGACTTCGATTGGACTGTAGATACTGAGTCAACTCAGAATTTCTCAGCTACAGCTTTCAAGGATTACTGTGCAAAGAATCAGGTTCTGTATTACATCGCACTTGCAGATGATACAGATGATTATGATACAAAGCAGTTCATTGGCTAATAAGAACTGATTTTGAATAAAGGGGGTTATCTTTTTTAGATAGCCCCTTTTTAGTAAGGAGGAACTTATTATGGCTAAAGAAAGAAACTGTATTTTCTGTGGTAAATCATATCAGTATTGTCCAAATTGTGGAGAATATAATTCTCTGCCAAAGTGGATGTATAATTTTGATAGTGAAAAATGCCATGACTTATATGAGGTTATTGGTGGTTATAATATTGGTAAAAAAACTAAAGAAGATATTCAGCAGGTTTTAATTAAACATAATATTACAGATTACTCACAGTTTTCTCAGAAATTACAGAATAAACTAAATACACTCTTCTCTTCTGCACCAGTGGTTAAAGAAGAAACGGTTGTTACAGAAACTCCGGTTATTGAAGAGAATGTTATTGTTGAGACTCAAACAACTAATCAGGAGGTAGACGTAGAAACTCCAGTTGTCGAAGAGACTCAAGCAGAAGAATCTGAACCAGTTCAAACAGAGTATAAACCTCGTAGAACTAGAAGATATCATAAGAAATATACAGAGGAAGCCAATACTGAAGAGTAGTATTGGCTCTTCCTTTTTTAAGGAGAAAATGGAAATGATAGTACAACCAAATTTCAATACACATGAATATAATCCTACTAAAGTTATTCGAGTAACGGATAATGATAAACAACGAGTATTTATAGCCTTTGGAATGTATCCATGTGATATATATGTAGATGGAAATGGCAAGTTGGTAATGCTGTTTGAAAAATCTACTTTTGTATAATAACAGTCATTATTGTTTGAAAGTGATTGGAGGAAATAAATGGATAATAAAAATATAAATTTAGACAAATACAT